CAAAAATACACAATAGTACAAACAGAAAGAGACGATAATGCAAATACAAACAAAACAATCCATGCTATAATATAGACAGTGAAAGGGAGAAAACGAAATCCTTTCAAAATATGATGTGATGGGAGATAGGGAGAAATGACAATTAGATTTACAAAGTACCTAAAAGATGCGGCTGTTTTTAAGCCAATGGATGAACGTATTACAATAGAAGTAACGCCGGAAGATTTGAATTTAATTATTAGCGTAAGGGGCTTTAAGGAAACAACCAAACAGGGGCACTACTGGAAAAGTACAGCCTATAACGAGGGTGAAGCTCTTGACATTATGAGTTGATAACAGCTTAATTAATGATTATAAAATGTCCGGTGGGAAACGAAACGATTGAAAGGAGAGAACGAAAATGAACGAATGGTTTTGTACAGTATTCCCGAATGACATTGATGAAATGCCGCAGGATTTTGAAAGCTATGCAGAAGCGAAAGAATACGGCGACAAAATGTTTGGAGAAAGCAATTATACCATAGAAAGTTCGTGTTAATATTACCCGCCCCGGAGGTCACGAGGGTAGAGGAGGAGAATATGTTAAATCTTAACACTCTATACAAACTTATAAAATCAGAAGAACAGAGACTAGACAAATACGTTGAGACCTACAGCCAGCAGAGGAGGAGTAGACATGATTTGTAAATATCGTGATGCAGAAAATGACATGTGTTCCTTACACAGCGATTTAAGCTATCCGCTGCTGGAATATTGCGTGGAAAGCCCGTGCCCGGATGAAGTTTTGATTTGCAACCGAAATTTTATATCAAGATATTATAGGACTTTACATCAAAGCGGAGGTACTACAATGAAACTCAAAAAAGAACACATTGCAATTTTAAACGAAACGGCGAAAATAGATTTTGATAGCGCAATGCAAATGGTAGACGGTGTTAATATGTTGTCCGAAGTTGAATATGGTTTCGTGCATATGAACGAAGATGAATACAGGTTGGTTTACTGGGAAGATGGAATTTTAAAGGATGCTTATAAAAACTGTGAGGATTAATAATGTACATAGATTTTGTAAACGCGCTTAGAACGGTTGGAACGGGCTTAATATTGTGCTCTTTAGTCGGTATAGTCGCAATAATTAAATCAGAAACTAATTGGAGGGATTTAAAATGATAGACATAGGCTTAACAAACGCATTGGCACAAATAAGAGATGCTTTATATGAAATTTCTGATACCATAAAAGAGGTAAAAGAAACAGAAGATATAGTTGATAAATGCGAAAATTGTCCCTATAAAGCGTATTATGTGCGAAAATTGTCCCTATAAAACATATTATCAGGGATATGCTTGAAGTCAAAAACGGCAGAAAAGTTTAAAAGGAGGGTTGATGTTTTAATAAATGCCGTTTATAATAAAAACATAAAATTAAAGGAGATATTTAAAAATGAAAGTAAAGATTTATGAGGGCCGAATTTACAGTGTAGTTAAAGAAAAAGACGGAAATATTTGTGTTGAAACAGTAGACGGTTTGTACAAGAACGATGCAGAATTCAAAAAGGCAATGAAGTCCAATGGCGAAAAGTTTATCGGCATTGCAAATAAAGAGAAAGTTTACAACACTTATGAGATCAGCGCAGAAGTTATAAAAGAACACGGTACGCTTGTAATCGAATAATTTAGAATGGAGTATTTAAAAATGGCTTATAAAAAGAAAGCAGAAACTAAAGAGCGAGTTGAAACAGTTTTCGATGTTAAAGGTGAATTAACTTTCTGGGTAAAAACTGGTAGTAACGGGAAACCTTACGCTTCCACCTCCGTAAAAAACAGCGACGGTGACAGAATGTTCTATTCAGTCTTTTTCCGAAAAGATGTTGATTTGACTGATTTTGATGAGGGCATGAGTAGAATTAATGTTAAGTCCGGATTCATTACTTGTTCAAAGTTCGGCGAAAGTGTACGTCCGAAAATTATGATTTTGGATTTCGAGTAAGAGAAAAATAGCGCCCCGGTTATCTGGGGCGCACTATTCAGAAAGTGGGTGTTAAAAATTGAAATACACCGCTGGGAATTTAAGGACTAGGGATATCGACAAAGAAATCCGTGCATACAATAGACGCTTGTTACAATTGCAATCGAAAAATGAAGCGTTTAAAATTCTCGATACGTTGACACGCACGGAAGTAATGCGCGGTAGGACAGATGCAGAAATAGCGCGTGAATTGAATCGATTACAGGAATTAGCAAAGCCCGAAAAGCAGAAAATGGTAAAATACAAAGCGGGTAGCAGTTTGGAAGTTCCGCTGTTTGTCCGCGAACAAGTCGAACGTGCTATCACGAAAGCGAATAAGCAAACCACGAAAAGGTTTGAAATACTGGAAGCACAGCGCAGGGGCTCATTCTATACGATTGAACAAGAAAGTTTAAGACCTATTACAAAAGGCACAGGCAGAACGCTAATGGAAGTTAAAAAGAGATTGGAAAGTGCGCAAAATCGAGAGCGAAGCGGATATTTAACTTTCTTAGATGAAAAATACAAAAGAAACTATACTAAAGCCATTCAAAATAATTTCGGTGCGGCCGGGGATAGATTAGTTGATAGAATCAGTAAAATAAATGACACAGCTTTTTATTTCGCAAGTCAAGACCCGTTCTATGGTTCATATCTGGAGATTGAATATTCTTACGGTGAAGAAGCTATAAATGCTATGATAAATAAAATTGAAAATGCTTTGGCAGTTTTAAACTTGTAATGTTTACGGCAGATTTTGAAACCACAACAGATAAAAATGATTGCAGGGTTTGGGCTTGGGCTGTATGCGAAATTGGTATTATAGATAACATTGTAATTGGGAACACTATAGAAAGTTTTTTCAAAACATGCGAAGAAAGCGGAAATTTAATTTTATATTTTCATAACCTTAAATTTGACGGGGAATTTTGTATCAGCTATCTATTAAAACATGGTTATGAATATGTTGAAACAAAGAAACTTTACAACAAGCAATTCAACGCGCTTATATCCGATATTGGGCAGTTTTATAAAATAAAGATACGGTTTGGGAATGGAAATAGTTTGGAGTTGCGCGATAGTATGAAACTGTTGAATTATTCAGTTGATGAAATTGCAAAAGCTTTTCATTTGGATATTCAAAAATTTGAGATTGATTATAATGTTCCACGTGGAACAAACCACATTTTAACAAAAGAAGAAACCGAATATTTGAAACATGACGTCCAAATTATGTCTTTAGCGCTTGACCGCATTTTTAAAATGGGTTTTGAAAAATTAACGCAGGGTAGTTGTGCTTTGGAAGATTTTAAAAGCATTATTGGGAAAAGGAGGTTTAGAACATTGTTCCCCGAACCGAATTACGACAAGGACATCCGAAAAGCCTATAAAGGCGGATTTACCTACTTAAATCCGATATACGCGGATAAGGATGTAGGTGATGGTAATGTGTTCGACGTAAACAGCCTGTATCCGTCACGCATGTATTACTGTGATTTACCATGGGGCGAACCGAAATTTTATGATGGAGAATACGTTGAAGATGCAGAACGCCCTCTATATATTCAACTGTTCAAATGTGAGTTTGAAATAAAAGAGGGATATCTACCGACAATTCAATTAAAAGGGAATAGCCGTTTCATACAAACAGAATATATAACCTCAAGCAACGGGGACATCGTTCCGCTTTGTTTAACAAATGTAGATTTTGAGTTGTTTTTAAAACATTACAATGTTTACAACTTAGAATATATTCGCGGCTGGAAATTCAGAGCTTCAAAAGATTTGTTTAAAAAGTATATAGATAAATGGATGCAGGAGAAAATAAAGGCGGGTAAAGAACATAATCCTACTATGCGAAACTGGTCGAAAATCATGCTAAATTCATTATATGGTAAATTTGCGCTTGACCCAATATGCGCGAAAAAACATCCGTATCTTGATAAAGGAATAGTTAAATACAGGACTTCCCCACCGGAGACAAGAGAAGCCTTGTATCTTCCTGTTGGTGCGTTTATTACAGCTTATGCAAGAAGATACACAATTGAAACCAGTCAGAAAATAAAAGAATACAGTATAGAAAAATATGGCAAAGATATGTATATTTACAGTGATACGGATAGCATTCACACAACTTTGCCGGTGGAAGATATTAAAAAATTCATCGAAATAGATGATTATAAACTTGGAGCGTGGGCGCACGAAAGCCATTTTACAAGAGCAAGGTTTTTACGCCCGAAAACATATATCGAAGAAATAGAGGGCAAATTGCACGTAACATGCGCGGGTTTACCCGATAAAGGGAAAGAACAGGTAACATGGGAAAACTTTCATCCGTGCGCAACGTACACCGGAAAACTTATGCCCGTTCACGTTGACGGGGGAATTGTACTGGTTGATAAAGAGTTTAATATAAGGGGTTAATTTATATGTACAGCAATTTTATTGAAAAATATTCCGACTTGAAAAGAGCTTATGTAAATTTGATGAAAGATAGTAAAAGAATCTATGAGGAAAATGATAACATTGAACGTAAATATAATGAGATGTGTGGTTTATATGATGAAATTAGTTTGAAACTCGTAAAAGCAATTATTAAAATCAATCGGATTGAACGTGAAAACAAAGAGTTAAAAAGAAATCTTGAAGAATTAACCAAAGAAAAATGTACGCTTTGCGAAACCAATTTAAAACATATGAATGGATGGAGGTTAGAAAAATGAAAGAATTTTTCAAATATTATAAGCAACTAAAGAAACTTTATCAAAAGCTATTTGAATCAATTAATCATATTTGAACAACAAAAATCCATGGCATAATTTGTAAATTACAGGTATGATTATAATAGGATTTACAGGAAATGTAAATAGTATTTACAGCGGAGCGCAACGGGTGAAACCGACCGTCTGTAACATAGGGCCTTGCAAGCTATATTATTTCTGCCTGTGAATCCTAATGAGGTAATAAAATGTACTACGACATTAATAATACATTATCCTATAATGCACTTTTTAATATCGTGCTTGGCGGTCGTGGAATCGGTAAATCCTACCAATGGAAAATCAAAGCGATTAGAGACTTTCTGAAAAAGGGTAAACAGTTCGGTTATATTCGGAGATACAAAGATGAGCTATTAAAAACCGCAGACAAATATTTCAACGACATTATTAAAAATCAAGTTTTTCCGGATACGAAAATAGAGTATGACGGGGGCCAATGGTACATTAACGAAGAATTAGCCGGATACACTTTCGCGTTGACAAAAGCAAGTGATTATAAATCAAGTGCTTTTCCCGATATTTCAAATTTGATTTTTGAAGAATTTATTATAGATAAACCGCATTCATCTTATTTGCGCAATGAGCCTTTCCTTTTATTCGATTTGTACGATACAATAGCCCGAATGCGAGACGATGTTATCTTATTTATGCTTGGCAACGCAATTTCAATGGCCAACCCATATTTTATACAATGGGATTTATCACTGCCGAAAAATAAAAATGCAGTTGTAAGAGATAACATACTTTTACAGGTAGTTCCGACAAGTGCGGAATTTAAAAGAGCAAAAGAAAATACAAGGTTCGGGCAAATGTCTCGCGCTCTTGGGTACGCGGAATACTCAGTCGACAATAAATTCTATTTAGACGATGAAGCACAGATAATGAAAAAAGGGAAAAATACACGGTTTTATTTTACTCTCGTATGGAGGGACAAAAAATACGGTGTGTGGTTTGATTACGATACAGGAATGACAATTATATCATACGATTACGACCCTTATAATACTATGGTTTTTACACCAGATAAAGAAAGTATCAACAAGTCAATTCAATATGTAAAGCAGTATGAACGGCATCCGTTTTTTAGAAGAATAAAAGAAGCACTGGAAACGGGTACACTTGCTTACGAAAATGAAAAAATTCAGCATGAAATTAAAAGCATGTTGAAAATAATTATTTAAAAGGGGAAGAACAATGGCTTACACAACTTGGATTACGGCTAACCCACTTGTAAATGTTACACAGGTTTTCGGGGGTTCTCATCGTGGTAAAGACTGGAACACGCGGGATGCTTCCGGGGTAATGGGTGACACGATGGTGCGGGCGATTGGTGACGGTGAAGTTGTACGTAGCGAATACGGTACGGGTGGAAACTGGTCGTGGGGGAATTTTATCGCGATTTATTACCCAGCTCTTGACCGCACCGTGCTGACTGCACACCACGCGGAACGCCTTGTAAAAGTCGGAGATTCTGTTTCAGCTGGAACTCCTATCGGGAACTTCGGAATGACTGGTAATACAACCGGCCCGCACTGCCATGAAGAATGGCACGTTGGTCGAGGGATTACAAATAATCTTGTAACGCCGGAAGATGGTTTCCCAAATATAGTTGGGCGTTATGAAGTGGAATACGGGGGAGGTGAGCCACCTATGCCGACTGATTTTACTGCAAATATGTTGATTGTTGTCTTTGCTGAAAATGGACACACAATCAACAGTCCCGCAAGTAACGACCCTAAAAACTACGTATACTTTGGTAATAAGAGAAAGTTTCGCGTGAAACCTGACAACCTTAACAAAGTGCAGGAGTTTGGAAGCTGGAATTATTGGCAGGATATTACAGATGTAGCGGTTCTTAAAATCTTTAATAAAGATTTGAGTGAGCTTCCCAATGTGTGAAAAATTGAAAGCGCTTTATATTGAAAGTTATTATAACTATCAAAAAGCGAATGCTAAAGATGTAGGAATAATGTACGGGATATTTCTAGGGGTAAGAAAATGCTGTAACATTTTATATTCGCAGAGAACTGTTGCAGATTTTCAAATTCTGGCAAACGAATTTACTAACAAAAGGGTGTGATAAAATGGACTATAATGCGGTTGCTCAAATTGTAAGCACTCTCGGCTTCCCGATTGTAATGTGCGGTGTACTTGTCTGGTTAAACGTTAAGCAGATGAACACCCACAGGGAAAGCGAGGAAAATTTTACGCAAGCTCTTTCAGATAACACAAAAGCCTATATCGAACTTAAAGAAGCTATTACAAATTTAAAACTAAAGGAGGAAAATTAAAATGAAACTTAGCGAAGCGCGTGAGTTTATTGATAAGCTTTATAACAGTGAAGATGGATTCACAGATGACATGCGTGAAGATTTGCAAAGGTTGCATGATAGTGAAGATGAACAAGAGGGAATGGAACGTTACTGGAAAGAAATGTCCGATAAAATGGACGGTATTTCCAACGCGTTTAAAGATTTTAAGCGCGATTATGTTACCCGCGTTTTGACTGGTCGTGATGCTGTTAAGAAGCATGTTGAAGATTTGAAAGACGATGATTTCGACGATATCGAGGACGAAACGGAAAAAATCAAATCCATTTTTAACGAGGAGGTAATTGAAAAATGAAAAGTGCAAAAGTTTTGACAAATGTAACCAATAATGTACCACAGATTCTAACCGCTTTGCGTGCGCAGATGGTGGCGGAAAATCCTAGCTTTGAGAATCGGCTCCCGCAGGTGACGCAGGATAATATCCGGGAATTTGGTGCGGCGGTACTTGATTATCAGCCTGCGCAGAATGCTTTTGTAGATACTTTGGTGAATCTTATTGGTCGGGTATGGATTACGTATCGACTGTTTACTAATCCTATGAGGGTGCTTAAAAAGGGCATTCTGGAATACGGCGACACAGTAGAACTTGTCTATACAAATCTTGCAAAAGCACACCAGTTTGACCCGGCGCAGGCTGAAGAAGAATGGATGAAGCGCGAAATTCCTGATGTTAATACTGCCTTTGCAAAACTTAACTATCAAGTATTTTATAAACAGACTATTTCCGACGACATGTTACGTCAAGGGTTTATGTCGTGGCAGGGCCTTAGCGATTTTATCAGTTCTGTATTTAATGCTATGTACACGGGCGCGGAACTGGATGAATTTATCACGATGAAAAATCTGCTTGCTCAGTACGGGACGGCGGGCAAGTTCGCTGTTGAAGTAATTGGCGAAGTGACAGATAATACATCCGCGCACATGGCACTTGCGAAAATGAAAGCTGTTTCTAACAAGATGGCTTTTATGCGCTCGGATTATAATAGTCTCGGCGTCCTTACTGCAACGCCGAAAGAAAAACAGGTTCTTATTATTGACGCGGACACCGATGCTTATCTGGCCGTGCTTGGGTATAGCACCCTGTTCAATCTGGAACCAGCGAAAGTTCAGTACCGTGTTATCGTTGTGGATGAAATCCCCATTCAGGACACGCACGCGATTTTGATTGATGAAGATTTCTATGCGGTATGGGATGCTTTGCAAAAGTTCACGCGCGATATGAACGGGCAGGGCCTGTACTGGCAGTATTGGGCGCATTACTGGAGAATTATGGCCGTGTGCCCGTTTGCGAATGCGGTTGCGTTTGTTACCACTGCCCCAACAATTACAGGTGTTACCGTTTCGCCCGACACCACTACTGTAAATAAGGGCGCTACTGTTCAGATGAAAGCTACCGTAGCGGGTACTGGACTTTATCCGCAGGGTGTAACGTGGGCTATCTCCGGAAATTCTGACAGTGCGACCACAATTACACGGGACGGTGTACTCACCATCGGGAGTACAGAAGCTGGGCCTGTAACGGTAACTGCAACCTCTATTTATAACACAGAAATGAATGGTACGGCTACTATTACTGTGAACGCTTAAAGTTTATAGCCGGGCGGTTAACGCCGCCCGGCAAATATAAAAGGAGAAGAAAATGGCAATAAATCCCAATACAACAATTTATCTGTGTGCAGGCATCCCGTGGGGAAATGATTATGCGCACGTTAGATTGTTCCAGAATATGGAAGAACGTCTTTCTTTTCTTTCCACAAAAATTGTTGCGACACTTGACGGCGCAACTTATCAGCGTGACGACAAATTCGTTTCGTTTCCTGCCAATTATGAAACGATTGCAAACTGTAATTACATGTATTACCGAAATAACAATCGGTGGTATTTTAATTTTATTACAGATATTCGCTTTCAGAATGAAAATAAAAGTGATGTGTATTTTGAACAGGATGTTTTTCAAACATGGTTCGCAGACGATACGTTAAAAATATCTTTTGTTGAACGCGAACACACAAATGATGATACATTCGGAAATAACCTTGTACCCGAAAATCTGGAAACGGGGGAATATGTTTATAACCAAAATATTACAAGCGGCTATGGCACTGTTTATGATTTTACACCGGGGATAATCATAGCTGTATCGGAACGACTAGACGGTGTGCCGACTTCAAGTTTACTGGACAACACTTTTACAGGGTTATCTTATTACTACGCGAAAAAAGAACGAGTTGACAAGGCAATTACAATGGTTGATGAATATGCAAAAAGAGGTAAAAGTGATGCCATTGTATCAATGTTCATGTATCCGCTTGAACTTTTGAATATTTTCCCCGCTTCGCCATCCTATGGTTGGGTGTCTGGCATGGGCTCAGAAAGAATTTACGGGAATAAATTGTTAAACATTTTTGCGCCGCTTGATGGGTATACCCCAAAAAACAACAAATTATATACTTACCCTTATAGAGCATTAGAATTGTATGGCCCCGGTGCAAGTGGCAAAGAATACCGTTACGAGTTTTTTGATTTTGAAGCACACGGACTAAATGGCCCGTTTGTGTTGTTTAGTTCCCTTGGCGGTTCTGCTCCTATCGTATGCACACCGTTGAATTATAAAGGTCTTAACATATCACTTGATGAATCATTAACAATGCCCGCTTTCCCTGTTTGTTCATGGGTGAACGATACTTTTAAAAACTGGTATGCTCAAAACCAAATGGGGATGAACTTAAACGCTTTAACAACAATTGTTGGCGGTTCTGTTGGGGCGGGTGTTGGAGTTTTTACCGGGGATTTTTCGGGGGCGGCTGAAAGTGTCGTTGGCGCGGCAACTAAAATAGCAAATACCCTTGTCACAATTGAAGAACACAAAATAATACCTGATAGTGCACGAGGAAATACCGCTTCTTCAAATTCTTTCTTTGCAAATGGACAATGGTATTTTTACATGTTTCCGAAATGCGTTCGTTATGAATATGCGAAACGCATTGACGATTATTTTACAATGTACGGTTATAAGACACTTCAAACAAAAGTGCCTAACTTGTATGGACGTCGTTCATGGAATTTTGTAAAATGCACAGAAGCTAATTTAATAGACAGTATTCCCGTCGTGGCTCACAATCGAATCAAACAGGCATTTGAAACGGGTGTTACATTTTGGCACACAAACGATATCAAGAATTATGCTCTTGATAATTCTATTATTTAGGAGGGTGTGATAATGGCAAGAAAAGGAATAGGCGGTAGAGATTATCAGTTTTTTGATTCTCTAACACTTAACAATGTAACTTACAACGAATATACAATTCGATTGCTAAATATTGCACTGGCCCGGTTTAAATGGGAAAATGTGCCAAAAGGGATTGACATTCGATATCTGGAACTAATGCTTATTACGCAGGGATCGGCGCTTGTTTTTTATGAAGATAGCCTAGAGCAATATTTTGGTTTGGGGGTTGCATACACTGGCCCGCTGAATTGGTACGGAGTGCCGTCTGAACGAAGCGCAATTGCCGCAAATGGCACTCCCTTTAGAATGCTGGATGAATCTAACAGTGTGCTTATTTTTAATAACATGGCAAGGACTGGAGACGCGTATATTATAAATGAATACGCAAAAAAGCTATATGAAGTCCAGCGAAATGCAGAGACGAATGCAAATTTACAAAAGTTTTCGGCTTTCATTGCGTGTAACGAAAAAGAAAGATTGTCACTTAAAAACCTAATTATGAAGTTGGACGGAGGACAACCTTTTATTTATGGTGATAAGTCCCTGAATCTTGACAGCATAAAGCCGATTAACCTAGATATCCCGTTTATTGCACGCGATTTGTTGAGTGTAAAAACAGAAATTTATAATGAAGCGCTTACAAGCCTTGGAGTTGTTTCGGCTTTCACAGATAAACGGGAAAGACTTGTTGCAAATGAAGCCGCCGCTCCGTTTGGTTCGCTTGAAATGATACGTGAATCTTACCTGTATGAACGAAAACAGGCGTGCGAAAAAATAAATGAAATGTTTGGCACTAATATGAGAGTAGAGTTTAATTCTGAAATTCCAATCGTGCCGGAAATTGGCGGTGATATTGAAAATGAGTAGTTACACCGTTGAGTTACGACAACTTATTCAAAATGGTTATGACATAGGGCTAAAGGACTATCCTATTTTTGACGAAAGTTACCGTGAATCGCTTAACAATAAAATTATAACGCATTACTGGATGAGGGAAATTGGGGCAGAAACAGCAGGGCTTTTTAAACTTTATCTTAATCGCACTATGGATGAAATAATGCCTTACTACAACCAACTTTACAAGAGTGCCCAACTTGACTTTGACCCTCTGAACGCTTACAATTATACCGAAACAAACATGGAATTGGAGAACGTTAAAAGTGACGGTACCCGCACAGACACAGCAGACGGAAAAAGCCTTTACAGCGACACTCCACAAGGGTTGTTGGATAATGGTGCTATCGCAGACGGAAAATATTTAACTTCTGCAACTTTGAATGATTCCTCGGCTTCTTCAACTGCAAACAATTTGCAGAAACGTGATAGGAATTTCGAAAAGAAAGTACGCGGGAATATGTATCATAATTTAAGTGAATTGTTGAAAGACTACCGGGAAACATTCTTGAATATTGACATGGAAATTATCAATAACCCGGAAATACAAAACTGCTTTATGAAACTTTATTAAAGGAGGATTAAAATGATTAACAGTTGCTTTCCTTATTCAATAGCGCTCCCTAGTGTTTATCAGGAAGCACTTTCTTATGGTGAAGTGCAATGTATTTTATTTAATAAAATTGAAACTATCGAAAAATTACTGAATGGTCAAATAGATAAAATTATGTCTGATTGGCTTTTTCAAAATTTCAATGAACTAATGCTAAATGCTAGTTATAATCAAGAAACTGAAACTATAATTCTAAATAATAAGTCTGTGGGGTGAAAAAATGGACGTTACAAAATTTGAATTGCTAGGCGAAACCATTCAAATTAAAGACGAAATAGCAAGAAATGATATTTCTACTTTGAATGAGAAAGTTGCTAATAATGAATCATCTATTCAGTCAAATGAAAATGATATAAGTACTTTAAAACATACAATCGGTAACTATGACTTGTCAAATGTTGTAATGATAGGGGATAGTTATTTGAATGGCGGAGGCTCAACAAACCCACTAACTGACAATTGGGGCGATTTGTTATCTATTTATTTAAACATAAATAATTATAGAAAGTATCCAAATGGTGGGGGAGGATTCATTGTAAAGGGAGCTTTGGACCAAAATTTTATATCAATGGTAAGTCCGGGAGGATATGTATATAATAATGAGCAGAATAGAAATAATGTTAAAACTGTAATCGTAATGGGAGGTATAAATGACGGGGAAGTTAGCGGGGATACAATGCGCGCAAATGTTAGTTCTTTTATTGAAGCGTTAAGAAATTGCTTCCCAAACGCAAAACCACTTATTATTTATAATTTTACACCCGTTCCAATGTATTATCCTCATATTTACGGAATCTGCAAAGCATGCGCTAATTACGGATTGGACACTCCACAAAATTCTTTTTGGTGGCTATGGAACGGAAACGATATTTTCAACTCTGATAATATCCACCCTAATACGCTCGGTTATAAGCGTGGTACACAGATATTAGCTTCATGGATTAAAGGTTATGATTTTATTCCTCCTACCTCGGGAAAAATAACTGAAAAAGGTTTAAATTGGTTTATAAGATTCATGGACGGAAAATGTTCAATATTTGTTAGTGGGACATTCTCAGATACTACTAATATTCTTGTTCCAACACTGCCTAATTCATTAAAAACTACAAATGATATTAATTTGGTTTCAAGCGTCGGCACTCCTTTTAGTGGTTTGACTCTAAAATCTAGCGGTATCGTGAACGGTATAAATATTAACTCGGGAACTTTTGTATCAATTAACGCCTTTGAATTCAGTGTTTATTATTTGCTAAAGGGAATGATTAATATTTATAATTAAAATATTACACCCCGCCTTGGCGGGGTGTTTTTATTTTTATTCTCAGGGTTTGCTTGTATCCCTGTATAATTTTAAGCCCCGCCAGATGGCGGGGCTTTTCATTATTCAAATGTGGTGTCTTTCGGTTCGAGTAAATAATCGTTTGGATTCTCCCAGTAATCAGTTTCAACTTTTGCTAGAGCTTCAAAGTAGTTTTCTGCATCAATTTCAACAACTGCTTCATGGACTTCCTTGATTGTGATTTTGAATGTCATTTCTCCCTATCTCCCATCACATCATATTTTGAAAGGATTTCGTTTTCTCCCTTTCACTGTCTATATTATAGCATGGATTGTTTTGTTTGTATTTGCATTATCGTCTCTTTCTGTTTGTACTATTGTGTATTTTTG